GGTAAATCTCTTGAAAGTGAGTTAGCTAAATATCCTACAAAGGAGTTTGATACGGATGATGAATTTACTTGGAAAGTAATTGGTTCATCTAGACGTAACATTCCGCTACTTGAAGCTCGTGATGGTAATGGTACGGTTATTACTAGTACATCAGGTAATGTAGGTGTAGGAACAACTCCTTTCTATCTAGTCTTTGGTGAAGACTGGTTCTCAAATGGTGAGACACTATTTGGAGAATTAAATGAGGTTTATCCTATTCGTATTATTGATGAGCCTAGATTTGAAGGAACGAATGTAGTTTATCGTTGTGAAACATTGGGTGGATTACAAGATGGTATTCCTGCTGAAAGATTACTTCCCGGTGAGAGATTCTCTCGTGAGTTCTCTGCTGTTGAACGTGAACTTTCTCGTGGAGTAGGTGATGTAAGATTTACTGCACCTATTGAAATGCGTAATGAATGGACTACGCTTCGTAAGAAGTATAAAGTTCCTGGCTCTACAATGCTGAATAAGAAACTTGCTTGTGGTGTTCCTGTTGTTGATAAAGCAGGAAACAAGAAAGTAGAGACGATGTGGATGCCTTGGGTAGAGTGGCAATTTGAGCAAGAGTGGTCTGACGAAAAGAACTCTGCATTAATGTTCAGTACATCGAACAGAAATCAAAATGGAGAGTATCATAATGTTGGTCAATCTGGTGAAGTTATTCGTATGGGTGATGGTCTTCTAGCACAAATGAAGTATGGTAATACCTATTATTACAACACATTCTCATTGAAGATGCTTGAAGATGCTCTATATGAATTAAGTGCTGCTAAACTTGACTTTGGTGACAGAACATTCGTAATTAGAACTGGTGAGATTGGAGCAATTCTGTTCCATAATGAGGTTCGTAAGGCAGTCAGTGGATGGCAGGAATTTCTACCTGTTGTTAATGAAGGAGTAAACGCAGTTAAACCTACGACTTCTCCTTTGCACAAGAATGCTCTTGCTGCTGGTTTCCAATTCACTGAGTTCCTTGCTCCTAATGGTGTACACGTTAAGCTTGAAGTAGATAACTTCTATGATGATCCCGTAAGAAACAAGCGTCTGGATATTAATGGACATCCTGCTATGTCTAGTCGTTTTGACATCATGTATATTGGTACTACTGACCAAGCTAACATTTTCAAGTGTGCTATTAAGGGACAACCTGAGTTCCGTGGATTCCAATGGGGTCCGTTTGCTAATCCTTTCACAGGAGAAACAAACAATACGAGTGCTGGTTATGATGAAGATTCAGCAGTTATGCACCGTAAGACTACTCTCGGAGTTTGTATCTTGGATCCAACAAGAACTATGTCATTAATTCCTGCTATTCTTGAAGGATAATGACTACATATAATTATAGGAAAGGGAAACCTTTCCTATAATTATTTTTTAAAAATTATTATTGGGATAATAAGTATAAATATGGAAGAGAATTTTACTATAGACTCTACAGAGCTAAATGCTGTAGAATAGCCTATGATGCCTGTAAATAAGGGCACAGTGAAGAGAGGAAAAGTACAAATTGTGAATACTCCTGTTAGTAATGAACTTGAAAGTTGTTTAAGAAATACAACTATTGAAGTTCGTTATTTAGCATAGCCAGGTACAGTAAATGACACAAGACACGTTATGTATGGAGGACTTGCTGAAGGAGCTTTCATTAATATCACTGTTCCTCGTCTTCGTTCCGGTATCTTTGTAGATGTTCTAACCAAAAATGAAAAAGAATATCTAGAACAAATTATGGGATTGGAAGTTGGAGCATTAAATGTTTATAACAAGACTAATAACTTTTGGGATAATACTACTGAAGGTGGTATTTCAAGAGTTAGACTTTCTAAACAAAATAATCATTTAAATCTAAACAATCCTATTGACTATATCAAATATAAGATTCTTCTGGCAAACAAAGATTTAGTAGCACCTAATCTACAAACACTTCAAGATAGACCAAAGGCTACTTATAGATTTGTATTAGTTGCAG